ATCGAGTCGGCGCTGGTCTGACCGCGGCGGATGTTGTCGACGAACGCAGCGCCAAACATCAACTCGCCCAACTGCAACGACTCAAGTCGGCGACCGGCCTTGTCCAGTTCGGACATCGCCGTGAGCACGGCTTCGACTTTCTGCTCCTGGTTCGCAGCGTCACGAAACAAAACGAGACCCTGCAATTTCCCGCCGGTCGCATTGAAGACGCGCAGCGCCTTTTCGACTTCGGTGATTTTTTCTTCGCCTGTCTCCCACTTCTCCAAATCAATAGGCGATTTTTCCTTGGTCGCATTGAATGCGTTCGCGAGCGCGCCCTCTAGGCTTTCGGCGCTGACTTTGACTTTCTGCGATTCAGAGACAAACCGCTGAAAAAACTCGCTACCGACATTCGCTTGGGCGGCCTTGTTGGCGACCTGCAGCATGTCGCTGATCTGCTGGAATGCACCCTGCACCAGCTTGACGGCCGCATAGATCGGCAGGCCGATCCGTGCGAGAAAACCAAGCAACGGCGTGAACGCGCCGAGCACGCGACTGCCCGCCTCGACCGCCACCGGACCAAGAAACTTGAGTGTTGAACTCAGGGCATTCGTGACGAAGGAGCTGGTCACGATATCCTTCACAAGCGTACGAACGGCCGGCGACAACAAATAGACCGCCGCTGCGGCGGCCTTCAGGTGGTTGACGGTTGCCGCGACCTCGATTCCATTGGAGCGAACGCTTGCGGTTGATGCGCGAACGTTGGTCTCTGCGTCCTGGTAGCTCTGCGCAACGTTGTCGTTTGCGCTCACGATTTGGCGCGACACTTTTGCCTGATCGCTAAAGCTTTCCGCGAGTTCAGTGCTGACGGACAGCACACGCTCCATCCGCCGCTCAGTGGCAGTCAGCGCGCGGTCGTACTGCGCCAGACTCCGCTCGGCGGGCGAGGCGTCGAAGATCAGTTCTGTGACAATAGTTTCAGCGTTTGCAGCCATTTAGTCCGAGTCTCGACTTTGGATGGTCAAAATTGCAGGATGGTCGAAGCCACGCCCTAAGAGAGGGGTTTTCCATGCGCGCCGTCGTCGCGCTGATTGCTCTTATTTTGCCAGCTAGCGCTCAGAAGCAGTTACCGGCAGACGCCCAGGTACTTGCCGAAATGGCGACGTACATCACCCAATGGGGATGGAACTGCGCGAAGGCGGTCTCTATCATGGCGACTACTCCCGACCACTACGGAGAAGTTGCGAAAGTCACTTGTGAGGTCACTAGCTCGGCCGGAGGCGGCAGCGCACGCGTCGACTATCGTGTCTCAATCCCACACAGCGCGCTCAATCCGGGCAATGTTCGGCCTTGGCGTTAGCGCTGTGCGATGAGCGATTCCCCGCAGAGCTATTTGAGTTTTATTGCCGATGCCGATGCGCGTTACTGCGCGCGGCTGCGGCCGGGTGATCCGCTGCAACTCGTTTCGCATGAGAACTGCATAGAACTATTTCATGCCAAGCGTCGCGTCGGCACAATCCCGAAATCTCATAGCTGGGTAGCCGAGGCGCTGGCATCTGGAAACCTGCTCGTCTGTTCGATTGAGTTTGTTAACGTGAAGGGGCTTGTGTTCAAGCGTGCCACGCGCGTCGAATTGCGCATTGATATTACCGAGGGCGTCGGCACAATCGGCCGCGCCGTGCAGTGGAGTGCAAGCAGCGTAACACGGGCCGCAGGGGCGGTTAGCGAGATCGGCGGCAGAGCGCTCCGAGTTGCGGCCGACACGCCGGTAGCAGTCGGACGCGCGGCGGAATGGACGACCAACAACGTGCTCACACCGCCCGTCCGCGTGGTCTATCGTGGCGTCGACGGCGCGGCAAACCTAATCGTGCGCAGGCCCTACCGATTCATGCGCCGCCTTGTTCTATGGGGCATCGGTTTGGCGTTCGCGGCACTAGCATTGATCGTGCTGATTTTGATCCTGCTGCACACGCTGCCGCGCCGCCAGTGAACCTGGCGGGCAGCCCAAGAGCCGCCCGCCTTCGAAGCCAATTAAGCCGCAGTACCCACGCGTGAGAAGAACCCCGTCGCATTCCGAACCGTCAGATCATAGTGACGCGCCTTGGGCGGCGTGCTCGGCCGGAAGGAAACCGACCGCAGTCTGTTCGCTCGCTCCGCTGCGGTTTCGACGCGAACGCGCGCCTTTTGCAACATCACTGTCGCGGCCTTCTTTTGCTTCTCGGCCATCCTGATCACGGGCGACGACGACCCGTGTCTGCTCTTGGCCTCTTGGACCAATGTCTGTGTCTTCTCCAGTTCGCGCTCGGCGACACGCAACTCCGAACGCGCCCGCTGCTCCGTAGCAATCGCCCTGCCTACATCGGACCGGCGCCACTTGGTATTCTGCCGGCGCATGCCCTTCATTGTGCGGGCGGGCGACGGCGGCAAAAGCTTGATCGAGCGATCGGTCTTCACGTGTTCGGCGCGATCGAACGCGGCGAGTTGCTGAAGCGCAGCCTCGGAAACCGAGTAGCGCCAAACACGGCGTTTGCCGTCCTGCCCCACCATATCGATGTAGGCGAAGCGCTTGAAGAACAGCGCGAGTTTCGCACCGAACATCCGGCCGACACACCGGCTCAGTCCGCAGTTGCGTGGATCCTTCCGAACTGCGGATTTGAAATCGGATTCGTTCGGCACCAACAAGATCGGCGTCACGGCATCCTTGATTTCGAGGTTACCGAATGCCCTGTGCAGCATCTTGTGCACGACTGTCTGTGTCTTCGGTTTCATGACTTCGCGAGCCTCCTGAGTTCCTTGGCTGCTTTCGACCAAGCCAGGGCAACGCGATCGGCGGCAGCAGCAAGTTCCCCATGGTTGATCATTGATGGAAAATCGAATTCGCTTGGACGATGCTCGGCATCCCAAGCGATGTTGATGAAACGCGAGTTCGGGGTGGACTGTCCCGGCACATCTTCATACTCGTCAGGATGTACAACCTTCAGCACCGCCCGGCGAACTCTTGCCCGTGTCGGCTCCTTGCCTTCACTCAGCGCCTCATCCAGAGCACGGCGAACGACGCCTGGCTTGGCTTTCTCTGCGTTCCGTATGATGCGAGCCTCGTGCATGTCTTTGCGCGTCATGCCCACATCCGTTGAACTCAGCTTGTTCTGCTTTGGAACATGCTGGTTATCAGCGCGCGTTTTCACCTCCCCTCGCTCTTGCGCGGCATCGTACTCATCGGCAAGACGCAGCTTGGCTTGAGCCTCGATGTTCAGCGCATGCGCCTGAACGCGATGTGCATCCGCGACCAGATCGTCATGCGCCTGCTTGGCCTTGCCGAGCCGCGCTGCCCTCTTGGCGGCATCATAGGCGAGCGCGGCGAGATCGCGAGCCTCCAAGACCTCGGCCGCGCTGCGGGCATTCGACAAAACCGCAACAGCATTGTCGATCAGGCCATGGAGTGACCTGATCGGTATCGTATGTGTTCTACTTTTTCGGACGCTCATCGCTTCGGGCATTTTATAAAGTCTCCTGTGGCACTCGGGTCAGCCACGCCCCGAATGCGTAGGGGGTTCACTTTCGCGAACACCCGAGGCCACAAGAGGTCCCAGAGGTTCGCATTCTCCGCAGTGGCCACTGCGGCATTCCAGAAGCTAGGCGAAGCGGCACTCAGCGCCGTTGTCAGACCAGATGACGCGCGGCTCGGGCGGCAGTCCCATAAGAAGTTGCAGCGCGCGGCGCACGTTAGAGGTGAACGCCATCTGTTCGGCTGCATCATCGAAATAGAACAACTTGATCTGTTCGGATTCCGAAATCACGAAGGCGACTAGCGCGAGCAGCCCAGCCATGGTCGTCGGCGTCACCAGCAGGAGCGCCGATCGCGTGGCGTAGGTTCGGCGGCCCGCCTCATCCATCTCGTCGTCGGACTCTGCGGTCTCGACTGCGCGCTCTGCAACGCGAGCCTCTTCAATGAGATCGAAGATCGGATCAGGTGAGGTTGGAAGCGATACAGCCGCCGTAGCGGCGGACATGGTCGCGAGACCGGCCAATGCGGCACGGCGGGATAGGGTTTGCGCGTTCATGATCGTGGCCTTCTGGGTTTGGCTTCTCACAGCCGATGTCAGGACGCGGCCCTGACAGCCGGGGGGTGAGAACGTGCCCAGAAGACACGTCGACGCGCTTTTACGGTTTCCCGCTGGACATGGCGCACCGCCCCCGGCCATAATGGTCGGGAGAGCGCGCCCGCCAAGGCGCCTCGCAGCGAACCCGAAAGGGCGCTGCAATTCGGCGGACATCCGACGCCAATCGGCGTCCGCCTATTCTGAGTCCAGGTTCTCACACCCACGGACATTGAATCTGATTTTCGCACAAAGCTCAAGCCCCTCTGGGGGCGGCTTTGGCGCGCCCTCAGCCCACCACCTTGTTCCTTTCGTCCCAAGGCGTTATATCCAGTGTCATCCAGTTGCATCTGGTCCGACTCAGCCACGGGAGGGCCTTTTTCGATGAACGCTCACTTCACAACCCTCACCCCAGAGGCCGGCAGCGAGAGCGACGACACGCTGACCGTGACTCTCTTTCATGATCCCGAGGCCGGAGTCTGGTGTGCTTCGAGCGACGATATTCCGATCGCGACCGAAGCGACGACAATCGACGCCGTCATCAATCAGGTGTGGATGATCGCGCCCGAAATCGCAGATCTCAACGGCTTGCCGTCTCATGACATGCGCCTGCGCTTCGTGATGGATACACAACCCGTCCCTGCTTGATGGTCGGAACGCTCTACCGCGAACTCACCGAACTGTTGCGAGCCGCCGGCTGTACCTTCGTGCGCCAAGCCAAAGGCAGTCACGAAATCTGGTACAGCCCCATCTCGCGTCGCCACTTCCCCTTCCCGTCCAACATCACGAGCCGGAAACTGGCGAATAAGGTTCTCAAGGACGCGGGTTTGCCGAAAGCATTTTGAGCAAGCCCTTTTCAGGGCGGCTTCCGCTCGTCTTATCCTTGGCCAGCACCATCATTTTGCGTGCCTGCGTTTGCGGATTGCGATCGCGCCTGTTCGGCGCGATCCAGATCGTCAAGGTCTTCGATCAACTCGACTTCCCACGGCCGCAGCGGAAATTTCGCGTGATGCTCGAAAGCCGAGAGGTCGCCCCAGGTGATCGGATTGGACCCGAAGCCGTTGGATGTGCGTCGCCGCGCGAGCCGTCGAAATATCCGCCAGAGATAATCAAGCGCCACAGGAAATGGCGGGCATTCCAGTTCTTTTTCCCGCTCTGCCCGCTTCGCAGGATCGCGCGTGCGACTGATCAGCCCCTCGATCGTCTCGCGGTAGGTGAAGCCCTCTTTATCGCGCGAGTTGAGCGCGAAGTCGCGCGTCGCGAACGCGATCAGTTCGTCGCGGCGCGCTTGATAAAAGACTTGTCCTCATTGAGGAATTCGAGGGCCTGGATGAGCAGCGAGATTTTTCGCGGATCACTGAGCACTCTGGTTGCGGCTTCAGCCGAGAACGGCAACACCTCGCCGTTTAGCTTGATCGTGTTCCAGCGCAACAGCCGTTCCACGATGAAGGCAACATTGCGTTTGCGCACTTCATCGGGCGCCTCTTCGCTTGCCTTCCATTTTTTGCCGTTGACCCGCGCTTGTTCCTTTTCTTTGTCTTCGTGCAAGCGCTCGCGCGAGAGGCGGTTCGACTGCGCAACAGCCTTGGGATGACCCGGCCCCGCGAACGTCCACACCCATGTGGTGAGCTTGCCGTCCTTCGTGACCGTCATTTCGGCTTCGTCCGCCGCATCGAAGTCTTCGAGATCGATTTCAATCGGCTTGTCTTCTTCGGCGGCAATAGCCGCAGCTTCATCAATCATCGGATTTTTCCTCTATCGGAAGGCGAGTGGCGGACGGCGCCGATACGCCGCCCGCCGTGCAACCGCGCGGTTACTTCGTTCGGCGAGATCGGCGCCGATTGGATCAGTTGGAGTCGCCGAACGGCTTGGCTGTCGGACGCGCCGCGAACGGCTGAGGCTTCGGCAGTTCGTCCACGACCTTGCCCGTTGCGCTGATTTCGATCTTGTCGAGATCGGCAGCGTTGCCGGGCCAATTCACGCGATAACCTGCCGCAACAGCATCCGCGATTGCGCTTTGGAGCGCGAGTGCGGCATCACGCACGGCTTGTTCCTTGTCCATCTCTCTTTTTCCTTTTCGTCGAGTTGATTGTCAGACGCGACTACGCGGCCGTCGATTGGAATTTGATCATCGTCGCATCGTAGGCACCGCCGGTATCGTCCTTGCCAACCAGCGCTTCGGGGATCGAGATCGTCTGCGTGCGCGGGCCGCCTTCTTTGGACAGCGCCGACTTGTCGACTGTGCCGAACGAGAAGTTTGGAACGAAGATCGAGAAATAATCTTTCGGCTCAGACTCGTTTTCGACGGCGAGAACATGAAGCGAGAACAGATCCTCTGCGAGGTAGCTTGCGACCCGCGCCAGATCGGAGCGCAGCATCGAAAGGTTCATCGAGATCGCCATCTGACCCGTGAACACGTCGGGCGAATACTTGATCCCCGGCGTGCCGAACACGTCAGGCGCCATCGGCTTGATATCCATCGTCAGATCGAACGACGTGAGCGCCACGAAGTCTGCCGATCCGAGCCGCACGGTCGCGTCCACAACCGACATCGGCGCTGCGGTTGATTCTGTCGGCGCCGTGAGTAGCGGAGCACTTGCTCCCGTCAACGTCGTGAACTGGCCCGTACCGATGCCGCTCGGATCGGCCATCAGGATTCCGTTCGGAGCCATCGAGAACTTCATCGCGCCCCAGACAAAGTCTGTTGCAACTTCTGACCCGTCGATATCGAGTTCGTGGTCTTCGACCGTGTAATAACGCTTCACCAGCGAGCCTGCGGCCGGATTGATCAGCTTCTTCGCGATCGTCAGAGTGAACGCGGTATCCGCGACCGCATCTGCCGTCAGCGTCTCGGGGACCGTGAGCGTCGATGCCGTGACGCCCGTGATGCGCAAATCGCGGCTGTTGTTTGCCGCCGTCGAATGACCCGTGAGCCTTGCGACATCGCCAGCTCGCACACCGGCCGTGATCCACGATCCCGCCGACGCAACGATGGTGTTCGTGCCGGTTGTGATCGAGGTCAACCCAGCGGTTGCTTCCGTGATGACGAGAACCGAACTCCAGGTCCCGCGGGTGATCGCTTCGAGAATCGGATCGTGCGAGCCGAGCGAGTATTCGCCGCCCCACTGACCGGACACTTTCTGCGAGCCGTGACGGCCGCGCGTGCGCATGCCGTCGCGGCGGACCTCGTTGCTCTCGGTTGCGGCCTTGGTCATTTTCAGACCGCCGCCGCTGCCGGTCTGACGCAGCACAATACCGCTGCCGCCGCTCGCCTGCGAGCCTAGCGCCGACTGAACCTTGTATGCCGTGTAAGCGTTCGACTGCGACTGATAGGCCATCGCGCGGGCTCCTTTGGGATTTTGAGGATGAGAGCGCGGCTCAGCCGCGGTAGTAGAACTCGAAAGGGATCGAGCAGGTTACGCGCCACCAGTTTCCGTCATCGGCATCACTGCCGCCGCCGTCGGTTTGCGGCGACCATGTGCGAACGATCGCGCCATTGCCGTCGCTGTAGAAACCCTTCGCGCGGAAGATTTCCCCGATGGCGACGGCATACTCGTGGGCCGTGTCGGTTCCGGTATTGATCGGAACGAAGACGTGCCCAAGAATGAACCCGCGATAGAGCCAAACGTTCGAACCCGGCGTTCCGAATCCGCGAAGCCCGCTCGATGAGCCGATGACCTCGAAATAGACCCAGGGCTGCTGCGTGTTGCTGCCCGGATCGTATTCGCTGCCCGCGTTCTGAAACACGATCGGCGTTTTCGGATCGCCGCCGACTTTCCAGTTGTCGACGAACCGCTGCTTGATCGCGGCGATGGCGCCCGCATAGTCAGCCATCGATCACGATCCCTTGCGAAAGGCTCAACGGGGCGGGCTTGCCATGGCCTGATGACGCGAGTTGCCCGAGCGCATTCGCAACCGCCAGCGTATTCGCTCCGATCTCGATTGCGCGTCCGATGCGGCCCGCGATCTCGACAATGTTCGATTTCGGGCTGATGACCAGTGTAGGGAACCGAAACTGCGCGACGTTGTGCCGCCGCGACCGCGCGGCGACGTTCACGCCGAACCCGCGACGCCGGCTTGCCTCCTGTGGAATCTGATACGTCGCGACGATGCCGCGCCAGGTGAATTCTATCTTGGCGTCCTGCCCGTATTTCTCCTCGACGATATCAGCCGCGCGTTCATAGACCTTCAACGGCAGACGGAATTTCTTGTCGCCGACTTCGAGAATGCGGCTGTAGTCCACATAGTTCGTGATCGAGACTTCATCGCCCGGCTTCCACAGCAACAAGCCACTGACGGGATAGCCGTTGCGGAACAACTGATGACTGTCGCGATAGAGTCCCGGATGCGGATCGCGCCCCGTGCCGACTGGTGAGAGATCGCGCAGCGTCGCGAGTGCGAACTTCACGACCTCGCCGAGCCGAGCCGCAGTTTCCTTTTCGTCGCGCTCAAACCCGATTTGCGTGCGCTCATAGACATACGTTATGATTCCGGTCGCCTTGACCATTTCCTCGACTGCGCCGACACGACCATCCACGATGCGCAGGAAGCGCGACGGGCGCGGATCGCGGCCCATGACTGTGGCGTGGCGCGACTTCGCGATGGCGACAAGGCGGCCCTTGACGGTCGCTAGGGCTCGGCCCTTGGCGCGATCAAACTGATTTGAAAGGGCCGGGACAGGCGGCATATACTTCAAATTCCCTGATGACCGATGACAGAATCCAAGATCACCCAACCGCCATGATCTTCACGAACACCTGAGTATTGCCGTCCCGTCCCGTGTTCATGTCGACGGCGTTGATCTGTGCTGGCTGGCCGCCGGGAATGCGAACCTTGTCGGTGTTGCGAACCGGCAGGGGAAATCTGTTTTCGATCAGGTCAGGATAGAACGCCCGGATCGAGACCTCACCCTGGATGACGTTGCCGACAAGAGCATCGGGCCGGTAGCCCTTCACCCGAGCGCGGCATGACGCCCAGAACATTGCGTTCGGCGACGTTCCCGTTTGGCGCCCGACTTCGATGATCGTCCCGCGCCGGTCAAGCGCGGTCTCCCAATCCTTCAGGATTTGAGCGCCGGTTAGACCAGTCATGCGTGCGGCTGCGCCCGGACGTCGAGCAGCGTGTTGCCGGCATAGGTTCCGGTCGTGGTCAGGCGTGCGCGAAAACGATCTCCAAGGAAGTTCACCAGACTTTCGGAGCCTAGTTCGGCGATCGTCGTCAGGGGAAGCGCCGTGCGGGATATCGTGAAAGCTCGCACCAGCGATGCGGTCGCGAAGTCGATCCGTGCGATGTTGCGCCATACGCCGCCGCTGCCGAGCGCCGTATCGATGCGCAGGATGGCAGTCGTTCCGCCTGAGCCGTATGTAAACAAAGCTTCGACCGACAGCGCATTGATGCCCGCGAACCTATCCCAGAAAGCCTGCGAAGATCCTGCGGCTGACGTGCCCTCAGTGAGCACGACATCGGTCAAAGCGGCCGTGATCGTGCGCGAGCCGAGGATCATCGCGTTCAGATTCGGAGCGGCCATTCAGCCCACCATACTGTGCGTCATGAAGCGTTTGAGCCGACGCTCGCTTTCGTCGGAAAGACCGCCGCCAGTGAGGCGTGACAGCCCGCCGACTTGATAACCGACCGTCAACGTTTCGAGATCGGGAATTTCGGTACTGATTGTCCGCGCCAAAGGATCACGCGAGCCCTCCGACACTTTCATCTTGATCCGCTGTTTTGCTTCCGCCTTCAATTCCGCGGGCACCGTTGCGAAGCCCGCCGTGTACGTGACCTCGATCGGACTGGCGGACCATGTGGACTCCGCGTCACTATCGAGCCGGACGAGACGCCCCTTCTCCGCTTCGATCACCCAATCCGACACATCGAGCGGTTCACCATCGACCTCGATCGAGGCAACCGCCGAAACGTGTCGGCGCGAGAGATACAACGCGTCGGAATCGGATTTGAGGCGGAACGAGTCGACGCAGACTTCGGAGCGCAGCGTCGGCGGATTCACACCATCACTCACGATGCCGCAATCGGACATGATTTCGGCAGCAACTTCCGCCTCATATTCGGCAAGCGTTTCGTCTTGGCTGGCATCGTCGCGGGACAGCCCCGCGGCGACACGCAATTCCTCTGCGCTCAGCAAGGTCAAATCGGTTGCCGGAGTCGTGACAGAGAACTCAGGCACTCTGCACCTTTATGAGCAACGGATAGAGATCGAGTTCGACGGTCGACCGATCGGCATTCGTCAAGGTCATTCGACCATCGTCGTCAATCGACAGGTCGATGACGCGCGGCCCAGGCGGACCCGGATCGCCTTTTACGGCCTTGCCGGGCTCACCCGGATTTCCGCGCTTGCCTTGCGCTGCGATAAGCTGCCAGCCCTCGCCCGGACATAGGCCGGGATCGTCCTTGCGTGCGACAAAACCGGCGCCTCCCAGCGCCACGACGTTCAGCCTCTTGTAGTCCTTGCACTCTGGATCGAATGTGCCGCGCACTTCAAACGAGCGGCCGTCACTTCCCGAGCGCGCAATGCAGCGCCAATCATCATGAGGCGGCTCGCGACCGGTGTCCCGAAGCGCCTGATAGGTCGCGCCGTCGTGAGTAACGCAGCGACCCTCGTAGTGAACTTGATCTTTCCACTCGCTGACGATCGGCAGCTTTCCGGGCGGACCTTCCTTGCCCGGCTCGGGCGCAGGAATCTTCGCGACCGCTTCCGACACCATCCGCTCGATCACGGCCGGATCAGCATCCGCGCCCTTCTCCGCAGGCGGCAGCGCCGCGACCATCTCTTGCAGCATCGGCCGCACGTCGTCGGCCGTGACGCTCGCGCCATCCTTCGGCGCAGGAATCTTCGCGACCGCTTCCGACACCATCCGCTCGATCACGGCCGGATCAGCATCCGCGCCCTTCTCCGCAGGCGGCAGCGCCGCGACCATCTCTTGCAGCATCGGCCGCACGTCGTCGGCCGTGACGCTCGCGCCATCCTTCGGCGCAGGAATCTTCGCGACCGCTTCGACAATCAGCGGACGGATGTCGTCGACAGTAACGCTCGTTCCGGGCGAACCGGGTTCACCATCTTTCGCGATCGGACGCGCTTCAAGCTCAGCAATCCGAGCGAGCAGAGGCGCGACTTCCTTCGCGGTCGCGAGAACAACATAGTCCCGGATGACTGGCGCCATGCCCGCCATCAGCGCCGCGATGTCGCTATTGTTCATCAGCGGCCCTTAGCGGTTAGGCGGCGACAAGACGATCAAGCTCAGCCTTCAAACACGCCGCGGCGACTGACGCGTTAGCCGCCGCTGAATTGTCGTTCGCGGGCTGATCGGCATTTGCGTTACCATCGTTCGCGGGGGCCGCACCCGGCTGTGATGTCAGTTTGCCCGCCATACTCAGTGGCACGTCTTGCTGCTGCACCAGAATTTCGTTTCCGCCATCGACGCTCGGCAGATCGATCATCCGGCGCGCTTCGTTGATCTTCATCAGGCGCCGCGTGCCGTTGCTCAGCGCGTCGATCATTTCCTTGAATGACGAGCGCAGCAGCGCGTTGGTGTCCAGCTCAAGATATTCGTCAGGGAAGCCCTTCAACCCAAACAGATTACCGATCGCTTCCTCAGTGTGGTTGAGTGTGAACCCAAGGCCCAGCGCCTTCCAGGAAGACATCAGCGCTTCAGTCGAAGCAAACGGTGTGCCGCCAATTCCGAGTATCTGGAGCGGTATTCTGAAGGTGAGAGCAACGTCCTGATCAGACAATTTCCTCATGTCTGCAAGCTGCCCATCACTGGCCCGGTAGGCAATCTCTTTCGCCTTCAGGCCCCAACTCAAGATTGGGGACCCGCCCGCATTCTCACCCTGCGTCTGTTCGTTCCAGCGCTGGCGGAGATCGTCCGCTTCGGTCTTGGTGAGTTTCTGTTCTGTCTCCAGCATGACGGAAGGACGAGCACCATTGAGATAGAATGCGATCTGCTGACCAAGCGCCGCACCATTCAACATAATGGAAAGTGTCGCGGCGAGTATTGGGCTTTCACCCTTCAACTCATGCTGCGGCGTGTGCAGCCGGACGTGCAGAACATCACGATCTGGAATCGGCATCGACAAATCAAATCGACGCTCAACGATTTCGTTTCCGCTGAGTCCGTAGAAGATCGAACCATCTTCGGCCACCCTCGGGTAGCCATAGCGCATCAAGTGCAATTCTGCGATTTCGAAACGATCATTCCTAATCGCGAGCGCAAAGAATTCTCCCTTCTCATAGAGTCGACGGGTGGCGTTGAGCAGAAAGTCGGAAATCGATTGGTAGTCGTTCGGACGCTTGAGGATGCGCGACAGCGCTGAATTCGTCACCCGCTCGCGACCGCCGTCGCCCGTCGCGCGCCAGTGATCCCCTGGGCACATAGCCACGGTCTGCGAATAGGCGGATACACACGCCTCCACCATTGCGCTGCCCTGCCCAGAGGCTTGCAGCGAATAGCCCATCTGCCACCAGTTCATGAACCGGCCGGCTGCCGACGAAAGCCAGCCGTCGTTCAGGAAATAAGGTCCTGGCCGATAGGCTCCCTCGGTAGCTTTCTTCGTCCACCGAGGGAGCAGTTTTGTCAGCCAGTTGGCCATTCGATCTCGATCTTTTAGGTATGACGGGCTGTAGCGTGACGCTCTGGTGCGGGGCCTGACGCGGTCTGCGCAGGCGCGGGCGCGGGCGTATGTGTAGGAGCGGGAGCCGGTAGGTTCTGCTCGCGCTGCCCACCCGCCGCCATTGCGTTGCCGCCCGCCGTTGCGGCCTTACCGACTGTGAGCGGCTTGCCATCGCCATCGAGCGCGGCATGCACGCCGTTCTTATTACGCAGAACGCCGTCATCGCCCTTCTTGAGATCAGAAGCCGCGGCATTGGTGCCGTCCGCCATGACGTAGAGGCCGTTTA